AACTATGTCATGTGAAAATGTTGTTGTCACGGCGGCTGGTTCTTGTCCAGCTGATGCTGCGGCATTTGAACCGGCTGCTGCTCCAGCAGCGGATGGAACATGTGGGACTGGATGTATTCGAAACAATTTACTTGTTGCAGGGTGTGATGCTGATGGTGCATTAGCTGCTGCTCTTGCTGGCGGAACAAATCCATCAGCACTTGTTCAAGTAAAAGCTTTAGCAACGCGTAATTTCATGATTGGCGCAGGTATTCTTAACAATGGTGCTGTTACACAATCACAAGCTTTATCCGAAATTGGTGCATTGATCGGTGGTCGTGCTTCAGCGGATGCAGTTATCAGCAAAGCTGTTACAAGTCTTTGCAATGGTGGAATAACATATGATGCATGCTCCGCGGCAGAAAACGGCACAGTAATGCCTTCAACTGAATGTCAAAAACAAATATGGACTGCATCTGGATGTAGTCTGTCACGTCCAATTGATAAATCAGTAACTACTGCAGCCAACGCACCAGCAGCTCGTGCTGCTGCTGGTGCTATTTATAACGCTATGTCAAGCACAAATGTTGCAAAACAAGAAGATGCAATTAAAACATGTTTAGGACTGAATTTAATTCGACCACCGCCACCAGATTGTGGTGAACCGGGCGTTGAAGTGCTATATTACAATTATGTTGGTAGTCAAACACCTGGTCAACTGATAGGCCGCGATTTTTTTATTGATGGATTTCCATCATTTGACACGCAAGGATATGTGTTGAATTCAGGGTTGGCGGATAGAGTGCAAATTGTTGCACTTATGAGAGTACGAACACCTGCTGGTGCTGCACAAGATATTCGCGTTCGTACAGATGATGGAGCAATGGTAACTGTTAATGGCACCAAGGTAATTAACTCTTGGCAAGACCAAGGACCGACGTATTATTCTGCATCAGCAGCACTCAGACCTGGTACAACAGTGCCGGTTCGTGTCGATTGGTATGAAAATTATGGTGGCGCGACGCTGCAACTTGCTGTTGCAGATACAGCAACAAATGTGTATAAAGACATTCCTGTATCATGGATGATACTGCAACAGCCAAGCACTTATCCTTTACTTTTATGGAAATTCTACAATAGTTATGCACGCGAAGAACGTTCATTAATATCTACAACTGGTTCAGGATTTTCGTTTGTATCAACATCTGATGGTGGTCGTGGGTTAAAAATCGGCGATGGTGCTGCGCCAGTGTCATTCACACAATTACCAGTATTCAATAAAATTGCTGCAATTGCGATGAATATTTATGTTAATAGTTCAGCGGTTGATTCACAAATATATGAGATTGGAACAGCCGCAACCGGTAGAGTTGCATGTTTGTATTTAGGCGGAAATATTGTGATGCAACTATACCCACCTGGTGCAACTACTGCCACATATACATTAACAGCAAAAATGATAGTTGGACGAACTATTCGCGTTGTTTATCTCCAAGGTGATGGAACAACTGGAAGATTGTATGTGGACGGTAAAGTCATTACTGGGCGATGGACTGTTGGAAATATTACTGCATCTGGCACTGGTATAATTGGTAGCGGAACGGTTAAGGCATACATTACATCTGCGGTCGTAGATGTGTTTGCTATATATGATTCTGTTGATTTATCAACAAATACAACAATATTTGCTGCGGGTACTAAAGAATAATGGTATGCTTCCTCCCCTTTCCTGTGTAAAACCGGGGGATGCGAAATGTGCAGCAAGCGGCTACCTCCTTGCCTTAGCTTAACAATGTTATAACATATTAGCATGTAAACATGGATTCGCAAGAATTTTTGGAAAATTGCACAAGTGGCGACAATTATGTTCTAATTCGTAAAGCTTGCAAATTAGGTTCATTTGAATCATGTCCACGCGCTGAATGGGATGAATACGAACTCCGAAAGGAATACGATGACATTGAACGTGAGTTAACGTATGAAATTCCAACAGAAGAACCTGATGATACTCTTGATACAAATGAACATTTTTCATTGCTTAGTGCAATAAAATCTGGCTATAAATATGTTAAATGTAAAGAATATCTTGATTTTAATCGACATTCTTCAGCAGTATTTGTGAGATTTGCTGATACAATCGAATCGGTATGGATAGAAATTCCTAAAGATATATATGAAGATTTAGATTGTAATCATATCATTATTGAATTGATTATTGGTGGCACAGTGCTCATTCGACAAAGTCTGACTTCGATTATTCTTAATCTTTGTTTACATGATGAAGGTATTATGTATGATGAATCTGATGATATGTACAGAATTAAAATTATTCCATTTGAAAATTACGGGAAATATGGTTTACCAATGGTTAAATTAGCATGGCATCATATTGAACTAAAAATACATGGTATTATGAATCATATTGCAAATAAAGATGTTCGTGCATGTTGGTATGGATATGCATTTATGAACACACGAGATCGAGGAAATCTTGCACGCGATTCACTAATTATTGCAATGGTTGATTCGGTTCAACAAAAAGCAATAACAAACACAAATTTTTGTTTATCACATATTCCACATATTTGTGGTGCTATTATTCTCACAACTGAAAGCAATTGTGACATAGAAGAAGTCGCATTAACAGTCATATTAGATGATGGTACAAAACTGTTGCCATGGATTTTTACCGACGCAGATATGTTACAAATCACAATTAATACCAAAAAGCATTATATTGTTCCTTTTTCACCAGAGTATTCGAAATTTGAAGGTATACAAGACAAAGCGAATGAACAAAACATTCATGGTGTATTTTTGAATAAAGCGTGGGATACAATTATGTCAGTTAGAACATACTACGAAACAGCTGTAGAATGTGAATTGATTGGCATTAATTATGTTAAATATATGTCAGGTATGCTTTCGAAGAGGTTTGCTTAACATGCAAATCATATTAGTTCCCAGAACAGTCGCAGACTGCCAACTTAGTTTGCAGATTTTGCTCCGCACTCAAACTGGACTGTTTGATTTCGGCAGATGCTGGAAGTTCCACATATTCGCGTGTACGTCTGAAGAATCCAAGTGCTGACATTTTGCGTGCGCGAGTTGTAAAGCTTGCATCACGTGGATAATTAGACCCTGGACGATTCATTTTACTATAATAGTAAACATTATAAAAATGTAAATGATTTATTTGGGTACCTGCCCGTTCCGAAATTAAGATACACCTCGTTCTGGCTTTGCCAGAACGAATGTGGGCAGGTCTTGCGCTTTTCACGAACGCATTCAAAAACTGCAAAGCAGTTTTTGAATTAAGCCAATTTCCAGCTTTGCTAGAAATTGGCGTGAAAAGTATCAAAAACTTTCGGAACAGAATTTTCCGCCAAAGGCGGAAAATTCTCAAAAAAGAATCGGCTTAGCCGATTCTTTTTGCAGGGCCGGCTTTCGGTAGTCTACGGTACCCTACTGTTCCGAAATTAAGCAACACTAAAAGCGTTGCTTAATTTCTGGAACAGTAAGGGTTTACGCTGCGTTCTGAAAAATTAAGCAACACTTTTAGTGTTGCTTAATTTCGGAACACGACGGTAGCGTCAATGTTCCACTCCGCAGCACAATGTTTGGGAATCCACCACAAGCAATCGGTACATGAACCATAATTTTAAGCGTTTTCAGCACAAATCCGTCCCATTTTGGAATGAATACTGGACAGATTTGTTCGGCGAGTTGCTCACGCGTTGCTTTCAGACAATATGATGAATAACTGCGAGGTTCAGATTGTAGCCCGAAATTTGTTGAAATACAACATAACTCAGGTTTTTCTACGCCAGTTAGCTTCATTTCACATACATAGAAACCATTGTATATCGATGTATCAGCCGTAATTACGGCTTTACTCTCAAATTCAAAAGTATATGATGCCATTTTGTTTATTTCATATGATTTATAATTATAGGTATTCAATTCGGGGAGCCAGCGGTAAACTCCTCGTTTTTGCAGAAAAGAGGGAAGCAAGGTTTTTTCCGCGTCCTCCCCAAAATTGAAATCTTTTTAATTTATATTAATCTCCCCGTTAATTATGGCGACTGAAATACGTTATACACTGGATGAGATATTGTCATACAAAACTATGTCAATCCCTCTTCCATCTGCTTATAAGGCAGCGATAGAGTCTGTAAAGGCTTCGCTTCCTGCTGCATCTACCCGCGCAACAACACATGGAGGCTCCAGATGGAAAACATCTGGCCCGCCACCAAGTCGCGCGGCATATAGACAACATACTGTTGCGCAAGCAACTGAAGATGCGGATGAAACTATTAACGAGAAACGTTTACGACAAATACAAGGCAAAATCAATCGTCTTGATGCTGGAACATATGCACATGTCAAAGATTGGTTATATCTGAATTTCGAAGCAACTGATGAGAAAATGGTTCGACAAACATGCGAGCTTATCTTTTCAAAAGCGGTCCGAGAAGAACTATTTAGTCCCGTTTTCGCCCAATTACTGCACGACTTGTCCGCGAAATTCATTACAATGCGTGGAATAGTATCCGAAAAAGTACTGGAATTCCCTGAGATTTTGAAGATTGCATCTGGAACTGTTGACGACGCTGAAAAAGAACGCGAAAAATTCATTAAAATCAATGAAGAAAAACGTTTTAAACGTGGTTATGCACTATTCCTTGGTGAACTATATAATCAAGCAATTATTTCGCGTGACCAACTGACAACAATGTTTACATTATTGATTGATAGCACACTTGTTGTTGTAGCAGCCGGAGAAATCGCAGCATTTGAAGAGTATATTGACTGTATTTCACGAATCTTTAAAGGAACGCGAGGACATATTGTTGAAATCGACAAATGTGCTGATGGAATGAAAGAACTGAATGTAGTGCTTATTGATGCATCCGATAAATATGGCATTAAAACCACAAGTAAAGCATATTTTACGCTACTTGATTTGATGGATACATACGCAAAAGCAGTTTCATTTGCCGAAGTTAGAGATATATTGCGCGACTTAGTTGCGCAAATTGTTTCAAACCATGGATCTGATAAGTCACGCGCCGAATTAGACAGAACTGTATCAGATATACTGGATTGTATCGCCGATGCATCTGATGATTTTATTACAGATGTAATGGAATATTTGATGCAATTAAAGGTAGTAATTGAAAAACCGCCAACAGCAACGCCCGGCCTAAGTTCTAAAGCGCGTGCAGCGTTGCTAAGCATTGTTAAGACGAAATGCCGATAAACGCGGCAGTAGGCCTATTTTTATTCATTTTTCATATACAGACTCGCATCATAATAGATGCCGATACTGTAATTATTTATATAAATGTGTGATACATGGTGTAATCTAAAATTAAGACCGAGTGATAGAGTAGGAAAGGGGGAATGCCAAAAAAAGGAGACAAGAAAACATTAAGCAAATCAATACCATATGATTACGATGCTCCTACACGTAAAAAACCCGCACCTCCGGAAATACATTCGCCGCGTTTGATACCTGATGGTCGTAGACGCCGGGATAGTGGAAGCGCACATCCACCTGCCGCAAAACGACCAAAAGCCCGCATATATGACAGTGACAGCGATTCAGAATACGACGATGACATCGATGATGACATAGATGACGATGATATCGAACTTACACGCAATTTCACACCGATTCAAGCCGCCCGTATCCAAACCAATATGGCAATAATGGAATATAAAGCTCTTAAAACAAAATTAAAATCATTGTATGTTGAAAATGGCGACACAGAACTAAAATATTTCAGCACACTTAAACACGAAAAACAACTTGAAATTTTACGAAATATGCAATCGCGATTACAATTATCAAAATCTGGTATTCCAATGCGTTTTCAAATCATGGAACATGCATGCGATCCGGAAATTCAACGTACTGCCTTAATGAAATTCGAAGCAATTTCTGCAATGGAAGCCGGTTCACCAGAATATTTTAAAATGTCTAATTGGCTTGATGGTTTTATGAGAATACCATTTGGTACATACCATAAGTTACCAGTATCGCTATCCGATGGTGACATTAAATGCCGTGATTTTATGCTCAAAGTCAAAAGTGGTTTAGATCGCGCTGTATTTGGACAAGATGAAGCCAAGATGCAAATCATGCAATTTATTGCGCAATGGATAGCAAACCCTTGCGGAACCGGCAATGTTTTAGCAATCCATGGACCTGCTGGTGTTGGCAAAACAACGCTTATTAAAGAAGGTGTTGCTGCTGCACTTGGTCGACCATTCCATTTTATTGCACTTGGTGGTGCAACAGATTCGGCGCATTTAGAAGGTCATTCATACACATATGAAGGGTCTATTTGGGGACGTCTTGTTGATATTCTTATTTCATCCAAATGTATGAATCCAGTGATATTCTTCGATGAACTTGATAAAGTGTCGGAAACACCAAAAGGTGACGAAATTATTAACATTTTGATGCATTTAACCGATTCAGCACAAAATGAACGTATATGTGATAAATATTTTGCTGGTATTCCACTTGATTTTAGTAAATGTTTGTTTTTCTTTTCAATGAATGATATTACAAAAGTTAATCCAATTCTTCTTGATCGAGCATATGTTTTAAGCATCAAACAGCCCGATGTGAAGTCGAAAATTACGATTGCACGCGATTATCTCATGCCGGATATGTTAAAAAATCTTAGTTTACGTGCGACTGACATTATTATTCTGGATGAAACCATACGTCATATTATTTCGGAATATACGAAGAATGAACAAGGTGTTCGCGAACTAAAACGTTGTTTACAAACAATTTTATCGAAAATCAATATGTTACGATTTATGAACAGCAAAGAACTACCGTTTTATATAGCTGGGTTCAAGCTACCATTTACAGTATCTGTTGAACATGTTAAAAAATTCTTAGTGCTTCCTGAAGTGCATCATAATGAATCTGTTAGCCGAATGTATGTTTAGGCGCCATTTTGCGGCTAATTTATACTGTCGCGAAAAATTGAAACCCCGAATTAATAATTATAAGATTCATTAGTTATCTTAGCGCGATAACTCATTAAATTAATTACAAATGTATTATTGCGCAACATCTACCTCGAACCCCTCCTTCTGCTGCTAATTTGGTGCGTAAAGCATCGCGTTAGTGGTGGGAGGAGGGGTACAACGCTATCGTAGTTTGGTCATCGCACAGAAGCTCGTTGATGGCATCGCAAGATGCTGGATACCTGGCTATAGTGCCAAAAGAATGGTCCGTATCGGAGTCAATTATTCCCGCTATTATTGGGTCTAATTGGTGTCGTGCGGAGTAAAAAGCACCCCCGTTTCGCCAAAAACACGGGTATGAAGGGCACCAACTTTTTTGTGGTGGACGTGATTTTCAAAAATACATAAATATTAATTTTAGAGGGGGTATAAAAGCATTTTTTGGTTATTTTGAATTCCCGCTGATGCCTCAAAGGAAGGCAATTTGATGTTTCCCTAAATATCTGCATCCGGACCTGTTCTATTTCCGCCGCGACCATTTATAATCGCTCTGTCCGCTTCAGTTGTGCAAACGCATCCTCCATCACATGTATATGACGATGGGCAACATTCTGGTTTGCATTGATTTTTATAGAATAAATACATACCATCGCCGGATGGTGATGGTACTGGTAGATGGGGTTCGTTTGGTAGTGGTCCACGCCAGCTCGAACCATTTCCAGGATTCAGACGAACACCATCAAATGTACCAATTAGATTTGTATTAGGGAAAGACATGGGTGCCGAAACATAATCGGCGAAACCTTCTGAACTAATCAAAAATGATTTTGTTGTGGCAATTGCAAGAATAACAACCGCAGCTATCACAAATAACGCTAAATTTGTTGATGGAATCGTTTTTGGTAAAAAATTCATCTTGTTACATTATACAAGCAAAATTACGGCTCAAGTCGCTTCACTAAATGTCCAAATATATGTAGTTACAGACGTGTTCGGAAACACATGTCGCAATTCAGCAGTCAAACCACGCGCAGATGCAGCAATTGCAACAATTGTTAAACAATCTGCATATTGGCCCTCATGAGGCCCAGACTTGCGATGCGAATGCGTAAATGCTAAACATGATTTAGGCGCACAATGATAAACCGCATGTTCAAGGTCACGTCTTAGATTTTTATATGATGAAGTTGCATCAATGTAAATTCCGCCAAATGTTGCATCATCTGCCAAACTCTCGAAATATTCAAGACTTAGGCGTTTAATATGTTTAACATCTGCAGGCAATATGCCTCGTATGCATCCCGCATTAATCAACGATAATCGTGTTGCTTTGCATCCAGCATCAAGTAGTACCCGCGTTGTTGGCAAATATGTTGTATCATCAACATATGCAATGATACCAGATGCAGGCACATATGATGCAAACGTGGCATTAACCATGTGTTTGATTGGGTCAACAACCTTAGCAAGTTCATCATATTTACATGTTGCAATTGAAGCTTTTTGGTGTTTTAGCAGTTTCATGTAATTTCCGCCAGTAAAACGTGATTCGCCCCCAATTTTCATTGTATGGTAAATGTCTGCAATAACTTCGTTAACGGCTTTAGTATAGGCTGCTCTTGGTGACATAGGT